CGGGAACGAAAGGAAGGAACCTCCATGCCCTTCTCACATTGCTGTGACGGCGGGCAAGCCGCTCAGTGGAATCGCCGATCAGCCTCGCTGTTAGGCGTGACCAATCGAGATTCGCGGACCATCCTCTCGTCTTCTGAGTTAGACAAGGGACCAGCGCCTCAAAACGCTGGAGAGAACGATTATATCGTACAGGAGCATCGCATTCGCGATAATCACTATAACAATAGAAATCGTGCTCAGCCAGGCCTGATTTAGGTAAGTCTTGAGGCTTTACTATTACAGGTGGGTACACTTTCGTGGCCCACTCTAGTAACAGTGCTGCAGTTATATAGAACCCATGGAGGAAAAATTTCCTTTGCAAGTTCGCAATAACTAGGTAGTTCGCGAGCGTGGGACTTGACGTGTAGAGATAGTGCTTGTTACGTATTATGGTAACATCACGGTCCCTAAACCACTCACCACCACATGACTCTCGGAAAGGAGTCTCGAAACATGTCTTTGACATGTTAGGAGTACACCCGACTGATTGTAATGTACCAATGAGTGATTGGAGGGATTGGTCATTTGGGATGATAATATCATCCCCGAAGACCCTAACCTCCCGCGCCAGTAACCTAAATGGATCGCGAGGACGGCACAGCTTAAGGGAAGCAACACTGATCGCCCAAAAGACAACTGTCTCAATGGGAAAACAGATGGCACTACCCATAGGCGCAAATGCACTCAGTCTGATCTGCTTGTTACCAAAGGCAACAAAATCAGATCGGAGAGAGAACAACAATCGCCGGAGTTTTGGGACCTTACTAAAAAGGAACCAAACCAACGGTGCACTAAGCGTATCGCTGGCTGATGATAAATCAACCGTCGCATAACCCTTAGTGAAAGCCTCCCCCGCCAGCGTTCGGTTAAATGATTGATCATTCAAGCGAACAGACTGGCTAAAGAGGTCGTGGTGTTCTAGATAGTGCATCAGGTGCTTCATCATCCCTTGTTGAAGATACTGCATAGCAGTAGGTTCGATAGAGATGAGTCGCGGTCCTCGGAAATCTTTTGCCACGAGACAACCACGGGTTATACTCAGTGAGTATAGCCGTACTGGTTTCCCGCGGGCAATAGATACTCCGATATTAGGTGTACCATAAACGAGATACGGAAACCACTTCTCGGCCTTTTTCGGCCAAGAGGAGAAATCCCATTTCTCGTCTCGATCGTAACCCTCTGCAACACCCCCAGGACCGTGTCCCGGATTAAAATGGTGATGAGTGGGGAACTTTCGAAAAACAATCTCGATGAGCTTGGTAGCTATCTCGAGCACCGGATGGTCTTGCTGTACACGCACCTCACGAAGTGAGGCTTGCTGTTGAGCAAACCGTTCGATGAACGCTTCTTCAACCTCAGGTTTGTAAGGTATTTCTAACTTACTATCCAAGAGGAGAAATTGGCGTAAATGCTTAATGGTAACTTCACAAGCATCCGGGCGTATCTTGCCAGAGTCGTCGAATATCCTGCTAAAAACAGGGTATAAGAAACGAGGCAATTGGGAAGGTCTCTTTAGCGCGAAGTGAGGAGGACATGCAAATGTCCCACTCACCAAGCCTAAATCGAGGGCACGGCCTAATAAGGGCAGTGTTACCTCGACAAAGCTAGAACCTTCAGAACTAATCCGTGAGGAAATGGTTCGAAGGTCTTTCTCGTTAAAGGGGATCCCGGCACGGACGCCGTCGCGCAACATTGCGTGGCGGAGTTCGAGATGTCGAGCTTGGAACGTTTTCAGGTCTCCCATTAAGGGTTTCCTCCAAACGTCTATAGCGCGGATATCAAATTGAACTCACCCCAGAGCAACAGAATCACTACCTACGTCCGCGCGGGTACGAAAGCGCCGTCGACATGATAGTCGCCGGACGGAGTCGCACCAACGATGAATGTGGGGGTGAAGTTCTTGCTCAGCAGACACATCAACGAAGTGATATCGTTTCCGATATTCGCTACGCTAATGGTGTCCGTTTTAGGGAAGGAGACTTGCAACGACACCTTCGATACAAATACCTTTTGGGTATCATTATCGAGCGCCTCACGGCGCAGGGTGAGCGTATGCACATCAGCCCCCGAGCTTCCGAGGGGAGTAGGCTTGTGGTCGACGTCGATGAAAAGGCGGTTAGATACCGTATTTCCATCCCACGAATACCGCGAAGCATACCCGTTCTGGGAAGCTTTGTAAAAGGTGAGATCGGTCGTTCCGTCGGATAACGTAACGATCAATGATTCCGCAGCCATAGACACTCCGATGTTTTCTGGCATCCAGCCAGAGGTTCAGATTTTATTCACCGCGTCTTGGATGCGCGTTGCACAAGCAACGCACCGGACGCGATGAGTTGGAAGAACCCAAGGTGTGAAAAATCTAACACTCCTTGAGCGTCGGGTACACGGAGAAAACGTCGATAGTCGGTCTTGGATCTCCATCCAAGTTCGACTGGCGAGACGGGTTCCTGCCAGTTCGCGGACATAGACGGCAAGTTACCCCCTGTACAAAACAGGGTGTCACGAGTCGACTCTTTCGTTGAACAGCAGAAATTCCGAAATTCGGTGAAGGGGGATTGCTGGCGCAGCGAGGTGTGGCTTCTAATCCACTCCTGTGCGTCAGTAAACCAATCAACGACGAATGAGAAAGGAATTAATTCCCAGGCTAGACCCACGATATGCTGAAATCCAAAATATTGGAGATAAGCATTCCAGGTGTCTACTATGGTAATATCTTCTCTCACCCTCGCCTGACAACCGATATACGCCTCAAGTGTATGATGGTCTACTATAGAGTAGAGATCAGCACCAGAGGTGGTCGGTATCGACGACGTGATCGGGGCTTTCGAAGAAAACCTCGAACCCACATGGATAAATTCTCCTGGATGAGCGCGGAGATATGCGAGTCTACCTGACACCTTTCTATGGGCGTCAAGTGTCTTACGGATATCCTCAACTGCGGGTTTTACTCCGAAGTTGAAACCGAGCCAGCCGGAGGAGGCACCATGGGCTATGTGCTTGGTTACATCACCAAGAGTCTTATGCCTCAAAGATCTACCAAACAGACGTTTAGCAAGATCGATGAGCGTAATGACACTCCTCGAAGGGTTTAGGATGAGCTTCAACGCAGAGACAAAAATCTCACGCTGGAACAAATCTTCTCCCGCGAGGAAAGACGTAGGGACGATACTTTTACAAGCATCGTCATACTGCGTCCATAGTGATTGCCAGTCAATATTTTCTAGCGCGCCAACACCTGACTGAGGCCGGTAGTCAAAAAGACTATCCGGATCAGACAGATTGAAGGACGGGAAGAAATATGACAGGAAACCATACACGTCAGCTGAGACTATGATAACATCATCCCAGATGCCTGGTGTCGTATGGTCCAGCGAAACCCAACGTACCTCACCCGCGAGGGCAATTTGCCCCTTGAGGTGAGTACATGGGTGAGCAGGACGAACGACGCGCAGGCCCTTAGCCTTCCAATCCGGGTTAGGGACTAGCTGGTGAAGGTTCCAGTCGAACACTCGTCGCGGAATGGAGAACAATTCATCAGCGATTTCACTAACAACGACAGGTACCTCAATGGTAGACTGAATAGTACTACCGTGCCTCCCGTTCAATTGACCGGTTGGCACATGATACCTTTCGAAGGTGAAATCGACATGAGTGTTGTAACTCCTTTTCGTGATACGAGTGCGATGTCTCATAAGGGATTCTCCTTTAACCGAGTGGGGGCACCTTTCTAGGGGCGCCC